CGCTTGGATCTGCAACGAGTTTTAGCGATGCGGCGGCTAGAATCACAACGGCTTTCGATGGTGCCGCAACTTGCAGCTGGTCTGATGAAACTGCTACTTTCAAAATATTCAGTACAACCACTGGGGCCAGCTCAACAATCACTCACTGCACTGGGACCCTAGCTACGTCACTGAAATTTACGAGCGCAACGGGTGCAATTCTGAGCCAAGGCGCTGATGCAGATACCCCCGCCACTGCAATGGATGCGGTTTATGCTAACTCGCAAAATTGGGCCACGTTTTTGACATTGTGGGAGCCTGATTTAGACGGCAAAACCGATTTTGCTGTGTGGTGCAATTCGAAAAATCAGCGGTTCCTCTATATCGCATGGGATACAGACGAGCAGGCAATCGTAAATCAATCGACTGAAAGCTTCGGCTATTTAGCGAAAACCGCCGAATATGATGCGGTTATGTGCGTTTATAACACAGTCGAACTGGCCAGTTTTGCTGCTGCAACTATTGCGTCAATTGATTTCAGCAGGAAAAACGGCCGAATTACGCTTGCGTTTAAATCGCAGTCCGGATTCTCGGCAACTGTCACAGATAAGCAGATTGCTGACAATCTGATAGAAAACGGCTATTGCTACTACGGCATCTACGCCACGGCTAACGACCAATTCAGTATTTTTTATAACGGGCAGATCAGCGGAAAATGGCTCTGGGGTGATACTTATGTGAATCAGATTTACATGAATAGTCAATTCCAGTTGGCACTAATGACGCTACAAACTAATGTAAACTCAGTGCCGTATGTCGAGGACGGTTATTCACTGATTCGCGCAGCAATGATCGACCCAATTCAGGCCGCCTTAAATTTCGGCGGCATTCGTGCAGGCGTTACACTGTCAGAGCAGCAAAAGGCGCTCGTAAACGGGGCCGCTGGAGTTGATGCGGCGCAAATCATTGAGCAGCAAGGCAGTTATCTACAGATTTTAGATCCGGGCGCGCAGGTTCGCGGCAATCGCGGCTCGCCTGTAATCAATTTCTGGTACACGGACGGCGGCGCTGTTCATAAAATTAACGTCGCATCAACAGATATTCTATAGGGGGTTTTATGGCTGACAATAGAAACATCACGAGCGCGAATAGTGTTTTTACGCTCGTAATCCCGCGCCTTTATCCGACTGTGCAGCTCGAAGGCTACGCAGTAGACAAAGCGTTCACTACGGAAGCTATTGATTTAGCCGAAGTTGTTATGTCTGTTGACGGACAGATGAGCGCTGGCTATGTGCCGAATCCGGTTAAAATGACAGTGTCGCTGATGGCGTCAAGCAAAAGCCGCGACATTTTCTCGGCAATAATTCAGGCCTCAAAAACCTTCCGCAGCGTTTACTACATGAGCGGCAGCATCGTACTGCCGAGCACTGGCGAGGTTTTCACGCTGACTCGTGGCGTTTTGACTAGCGCCAAGCAGTTACCGGACGCACAGAAAACCCTACAGGCTGTTGATTATGTGATTACATGGGAGTCGATCAACCGCGCTCTGCTGTAACAGTTTAAACCTCAGCGGTTTCTCTCCGACTGCTGGGGTCTTTTTATAACGAGAGAATTACTTTTTTGGAGTAGAAAAAATGGCACGAAAAACAAAGATTTATACTGTTTCTGACGCTGGACGCGATCAAGGAAAATCGTTTCTAATTACTGAAATGTCAGCTGCACGGGCGGAATCGTGGGCCATGCGGGCACTACTTGCACTGATCAAAAATGGCGCTCAGGTTCCGGATGGTTTTGAGCGGGCTGGAATGGCGGGAATTGCGCAGGTCGGGCTTGCTGGGCTTTCGGGGCTTGAGTACAAAGATGCTCAGCCGCTGCTTGCTGAAATGATGTCTTGTGTGACAATCCAATGCGACCCATCTAGACCTAATTTCACGCGCGCACTAATCGAAGATGATATTGAAGAAATTCAGACACTTGTGAAGCTCAAAGCGGAAGTCTGGGCGATTCACACCGATTTTTTAAAAGCCGCCGCGAGCTGAATATTGGCCACGGCGGCAGCGGCTGCGATATTGATTTTGCTGAGTATACTAATGTGGCTCCGATAATCGGCGCGCTGGTGTCGTCAAAAATGGCGACGCTGGCAGAGCTGCAAACCGTGTACGGGTGCGAAGATGCTTATGATTTATTGGAAATTTTATCTGTGGATAACTTCAATAAGTCGCTGATAAATAAGAGGAATCAAAATGCCAACGATTATTGATAGTCTCGTTATTCGCCTTGGCCTTGATTCTTCTGATTTTAACAGCGGACGCGGGCGCGTTGATACTGGGCTTCGACAAACCGAAGTTGCAGCCAATAGAACAGCGAAGGCGATTGGCCAATTTTTGGCGGTTATCGGCGGTTCATTCGCAATCAAGCGCTTTGTCGAAAATTCGATTGATGCAGCAGCTGGGCTTGGGCGGCTATCGCAAAGCTTAAACACGAGCGTCTCAGATATTAGCGCATGGTCTCAAGCGAGCGAATTGGCTGGCGGCTCAGCTGATGGCCTTCAATCTACGATGTCGATGCTCAGTAGAGCACAGACCGAGCTAATGCTTACGGGTACTACTGGGCTTATTCCGTATTTTTCAGCGCTTGGACTGAGTCTTGCAACCGCCAACGGCGAAGCTATGCCGCTCGATGAAATGCTGTTGAAAATGGCGGATCGACTAAGCGGTATGGATAAAAAAACGGCATTCAATATCGCTTCAGCGATGGGTGTTGATAAAGGCTTGATTCCGCTGCTTTTAGCTGGTCGAGCAGAGATTGAGCGGGTAGTTTTAGAGCAAAAAAGGTTCGGGGCAATCACTGAGCTGCAAGCGAAAAATGCGCGAAAGCTGGAGGCGACCACAAGCAAGCTGAGAAATACTTTTGAAGCGCTGGGTAATGAGCTGCTATCAAGAGCCACTCCGGCACTGCTAAAAATCGCAGCAGCTACAGAAAAATTTATCAATTGGATTCGAGACAATAAGAGCGATGTTGTTGATTTTCTTAAAATTGTAGGCGCTGGATTTGCTGGTCTGGCGCTTGCAGTAATGCCGATAAATCTAGCGGCGATTGCTGTTGGTGGTCTGGCTGCGGCAATTGCGGGGCTATATCAAGACTATCAGACGTGGAAGCGCGGCGGGGAAAGCCTCATTGACTGGGCGAAGTGGGAGCCAGCGTTTAAAGCGGTCGATTCTGGTATTAAATGGCTTAAAGACTCGTTTTCATTGCTATTTTCGTCAATTTTTGACGGATTTCAGCAATTAAATCTGTCCGAAGGGCAATTAAAGGGCGTTTTCGCAGCAATTGGACTTTCTGTTGCAGCCGTTGCAGCTCCGATTTTAGGCGTAAGCGGCGCGATTGCTGGAGTGTCGTCTGCAATTGTCACGCTGATCGGCGACTATCAGAATTGGAAAAATACGTCAAAAACTGGATTGATTGACTGGGAAAAATGGGAGCCGGCAGTTAATGGGCTAGAGCGATCAATCAGGGCTATAAAAAACTTAATTGAGGATTTGATTTATCGAGCCATTGCCGCTGGCGATATTATCAGCGCACTGTATAACGACGATAAAGAGCAGTTTGATAACGCTGTTGACGCATTTTTACACGGAACAGGTAAGCGGTATGGTGGTGAAGATAAAGAAGCGGGGCCGACATACGGACCAGCTGATGCGGCTGTGGCTGCTGGCAAATTATTCTACGGCATGAACGAGGCGGAAATTAAATATCGTGCCAATCTCGCAGCAGCTGGCGCCAAGGCCCTAGCAGCTGGCGACACTGAAAAAGCCAAAGCCATCGGCGCGCAGCTAATCAAATTCGATCTAAAAAAATCTGTGGATAACTCTGCTGATGAGAAAAAAGCTGAGGCAATGGATTTTTTTCAAAGCCAAGGCTGGAGCCCAGAGCAGTCAGCTGGAATTGTTGCAAGTATTCAGCGGGAATCAAATTTTAACCAAAGCGCCGAGGGCGATAAGGACGCGAAAACCGGTGAATTTCAGGCTTTCGGCATTGCCCAATGGCATCCGGACCGCCAACGGGATTTTAAGGAATTGTTTGGGAAAGATATTAGGGACTCAAGCTACAGAGACCAGCTTGCATTCATTCAGCATGAGCTAACACAAGGCAAAGAGCAGGCGGCAGGTCGAGCACTAAAAGCCGAAACAACAGAGCGAGGGGCGGCAGCTACTTTCAGCAGTAAATTCGAGCGCCCGAAAGACACCGAGGGCGAAGCGGCGGCACGAGGCGAAATTGCAGCGCAGATCATGCGCGGTATTCCCGATGCGTCTCGATTTTCCGCTGGCGCTGGCGCTGCATCTGCTGCGAGCTCGAATATCACGAACAATAACCAGTCGAACAAAACGATTTCAACAAATATTGGCGAGATAAACATTAATAGCGCTGCAACAAATATGAATGGAATTCAACAGGATGCTCGCAAATCTATGGAGTATCTGTTCTCGACACAGGCCAACGGGGGGTTGTACTAATGCCACTAATTCCATTCCCAAACGTGCCGCAAGTCTCTGGCGTTCCAGCATTGCCAAGAATCGCGGGCGCAAGCGGTCAAGCGCAGGCAGCCCTAGGAATTTTGCAGGGTGCGCTATGGAAAGCTGCAAGCGGTCAAAAGCAGTGGGGGATTTTTGACAGCAAGGGCAAGCCTCTTGGATCGTCCGGCGCGCTTTCAGCTGTATCGACTATCGCAAAAAGCGTGCTCGGATTCGGCTCCACTCAGTCCACTGTGGCAGTTGATTATCTGAAAGAATCGCGCGTATCCGATTTTCCAATTGAAAAAGGCGGATTTGCGAGCTATAACAAGGTCGAAATGCCAGCAGCGCCGATTGTAACCCTTTGTTTTTCTGGCTCAGAAACCGAAGCGGGCGCTTTTCTGACTGCGATTGATGCGGCCTGCAAATCGACCGATCTCTTTAGCGTTGTCACGCCAGAGGCGAAGTACATTGATCACGCAATTGAGCGGTACAATTACCAGCGCCGACACGACAAGGGCGCATCAATTTTAGTTGTCGAGATTATGCTAAAAGAGGTTCGCACGGTCTCAGCTCAGTACACGAAAGCGCCCGACAAGAAGCAGATAAGCGACCCAAAATCAGCTGGAGCAGCTCCGGCAGTTGATGCGGGCAAGGTCCAGCCAGCTGAGCCACCTAAGTCCCTGCTAAAATCCGCCGCTGAAAAATTGGGGTTCTGATATGCAAACAATACCAATCCAAGCTGTTGCAAATCAGATAGTTAAGGTGGTGCTTGACGGCCAAAACTGCCAAATTCTGATAGCTCAGCGAAACGAGGATATTTTTGTTGACGTGAATGTTAATGGGGTCGATCTAGTTTGCAATGCCATTGCGCGCGATTCTGTGCCATTAGTTTGCAGAGAATATGCTGGTTTTTCTGGCCAACTGATGTTTATCGACTCATCCGCTGCTGATGACCCGCAGTTCAGCGGGTTCGGCTCTCGTTGGTTTTTGGTCTATTTGAGCGAGTCAGAAAATGAACTCATTCAGCAATAAAAAACAGCTTAAATTCGTCATCACGCTCGGTACGGGTAAATTCGGCTCGAGCGAAAATGACACGATAACGCTTGTCGGTTTTCGCGCTTCAGTCGATATTGATAAAGCTGGCGGCGTGCAAATGAGTACCCTAAAGGCGCGAATCAATGGCGTAAAACAGTCGGATATGGATGCAATAACAACGCTGCAATGGCGCCCCGACATGACGACCATTAACACTGTTGATGTTTTCGCGATTGACGGCGACATAGAAACCCTTGTTTTTTCAGGGAATATCGTTAATGCGTGGGGTGATTATCAGTCAATGCCGGACGTGTTTTTATACATCCACGCTCAGGCTGCTTTTCGTGCGGGCCTTGCATCAGTGCAGCCGATAAGCATTAAAGGCGGGATTGATGCCGCTGTAGTTTTTGCTCGAATCGCGAAAGATATGGGGCTGGCCTTCGAAAGCAACGGCGTTAGTGTCATGATTTCTAACGCTTATCTTGCGCAGACACTGAAAGACCAAGCAATAGAGCTAGCTAGAGCGTGCAATCTGTCGCTTTACATTGATGATAAAGTCTTGGCGATAACCACAAGATTCGGCGCGCGAAAAGGTGAAATTCCTTTGATTTCAGCAACGTCCGGCATGGTTGGCTATCCTACGTTTGACGCAACCGGTGTTAATTTCCAAATTCTATTCAATCCGGCGGTGACTTTTGGCGGTAAAATTCAGATAGAAACCGACATTGTACGCGCGCGCGGTGTTTGGAATGTTTCAGCAATTTCTCATAAACTCGATTCTGAGCGCAGCGGTGGCAGTTGGTTTTCACTGATTCGAGGAACTATGAATGAGTTCGCAATCGTCAAATGATATTCCGTTAGGCCGCCTTGGCCCGCAGACGACATGGAGCGAATATAATTCACTGGCGTTCGTCATCAACTCTTTTTTGTCGAAAATTCAGACAGCTACGCTTGTAAAAATCGTTTCTTGTACAAACTCTGGGGGCGTTAGCCCCGTTGGGTTTGTCGATGTAATCCCATTAGTCGATCAAATTGACGGCCTTGGCGTGCCGGTTCCGCATGTTACGCTTTTTAACATTCCATACTTTCGCGCCCAAGGCGGCCAAAATGCGATCATTTTAGATCCGCAGGTGGGTGATATTGGCATTTGTGTTTTTGCTTCGCGCGATATTTCAAAAGTCAAATCATCGAAAAAAACGAGCCCACCGGATTCGCTCAGGCAGTTTAGCTACTCGGACGGGCTATATGTCGGTGGCGTGCTTAATGGCCAACCGAGTCAGTATGTGCAATTTTCAACCGCTGGAATTAAAATCCACTCGCCAACGGCCGTTATTCTCGAAGCGCCCAGCGTTCAAATTCTCGCGCAAACCGTTGAGATCAATGCAACTTCATCAACTACGGTCACAACCCCGACTTTTACAGTTAATGGCAACTCCGTGCTAAACGGCTCGGTTTCGCAAACGGGCGGCGGTAGCGCTTCTTTTTCAGGTAGCGTAGATGTTGTGGGTGATGTCGTCGCAGATGGAATTAGCCTTACTACACACACGCATGGCGGCGTTCAAACTGGCAGTGGCTCAACTGGAGGGCCGCAATAATGACGACACTAAACACGCTGCTTTTAGATCAAGTCGCATGGGATTTAGTTTTAGATAGCTCTGGAAATATCGCGCTTGCTCGTCCGGCCTATGCCGTCGCTCAGGATGTCGCCAGCGCGCTAAGGCTTTTTCTCGGCGAGTTGTGGTACGACCAGACAAAAGGTATTCCGTATTTCCAAGAAATTCTTGGCCAACTTCCGCCTGCATCACTGATCACGGGCTATCTTGAGCGCGCGGCGCTTGCGGTTTCCGGCGTTGTTTCTGCTACTTGCATTATTAGTTCGTTTTCAGATCGTGAGATAATCGGCGAATTGCGATTCGTTGACGAAAATGGAAATCAAAATGCCATTAACTTCTAGCGTGCCTAAAATTCAATTTACCCCCGCTGGCTTAGTTGTCCCGACAGAATCAGCGGTCCTTGCTGCTGTCCAGTCAGATATCGATGCCGCTTTTGGCGGTGGCGTAAATCCAGCGCTTGAGACGCCACAAGGCCAGATTGCATCAAGCCAATCAGCTGTGATCGCTGATAAGAACGCAGAAATTGCCTTAATTGTCAATCAAATGGATCCGCTTTATGCTTCAGGACGATTCCAAGACGCGCTAGGCCGAATCTACTTTTTATCGAGAAAACCGGCTTTGCCTACTGTCGTACAGTGTCAGCTTGTTGGCGTTGTCGGCGCAGTAATTCCGGCCGGAACACTAGCGCAAGACACGAGCGGAAACATCTACATTTTGTCTGGCTCCGTGACAATTGGCAGTGGCGGCACGGTAACCGGCGAATTTCAGAACATCGAAACCGGACCGATTGCGTGCCCTGCTGGCACTTTAGTTAAAGTTTATCAATCAGTTAGCGGCTGGGATTCTATAACAAACCCGACCGATGGCGTTATTGGCTCTGTCGTTGAGAGTCGGGCTGATTTTGAAATACGGCGCAAAAACTCGGTGGCGCTAAACGCCCACGGCACGCCAGCCTCAATTTATGCAGCTGTTTTCAATATCACCGATGTTGTGGATGTTTATGTTATTGATAATCCAAGTGGCGATATTGTCGAGGTTGGCAATACGAGCTATCCGCTGATCCCGCATTCAATTTATGTTGCAGCTGTTGGCGGGCTGGATGCGGATATTGCTCAGGCGATATGGTCAAAAAAAGATGCGGGCTGCGATTACAACGGAAACACGACAGAAATAATTGTGGATAACTCCGGCTACAACTACCCACCGCCAAGTTACGAAGTGAAATTCCAGCGGCCTGACCCGCTGCCCGTTAAATTTGCTGTTCGCGTTGTTAATGATGCGCACCTGCCGAGCGACATTGTTGCACTAACAAAAGCCGCAATTATAAGCAGATTCAACGGGCTAGATGGAACTCAGCGCGAGCGCATCGGCTCGCTGATTCTGTCTAGCCGCTATTATGGTGCTGTTGCATCTGTTTCGCCTAATGTCTCAGTTTTAGATATTCTAATCGGAGAATCAACCCCGACAGTAACACAAGTCGCCGTGGGCATTGATGAAAGGCCGACAATTTCCGCTGATGACATTACTGTAACATTGGTAACGCTATGATTAGCATAGAAAAAACAATAATTAGTCAGTACGCGAATAGCCCGACGCTAACGCAGCTCGTAAAGAATTTTGACGAGTACATAGACCCGCGGGCCGACATTGACAATTTTTTCAACTTCGTTTTTGACGTATCGACTGCGCAGGGCTTCGGTTTGGATATTTGGGGCCGGATCGTTGGCGTTGCGCGTGAGTTATCACTGCCGCCGATCTATGAAAATTTCGGATTTGCCGAAGCCCTGCCGGACTCTCTTGAATTTGATGTTGGTACGTTTTTTAGTGGAATCACTCCAGATACTGACGTTTATTCGCTGAGCGATGACGCGTACAGACAGTTAATCATGGCCAAGGCGCTGTCGAACATCTCGTCATGTAGTGCTGCCGCTATTAACCAGCTGACTAGTAACCTTTTTTCTGGGCGTGGCCGGTGCTACGTCAATGATCTAGGCGGCATGGCCATGCGCTACGTTTTTGAGTTTGCGCTAACTCCGGTAGATTTGGCGATCATTACGCGCTCTGGCGCGCTGCCACGGCCAGCCGGCGTGTCGGCCATTTCTATATCAATTCCCAACGAGACCTTTGGCTTCGCTGAGGCTGGCGGTCAGCCGTTCGACAGTGGCACATTTTTTGACGAGGTGCAGATAAATGCAATCATCTGATATTCCTAGCAAGTTGCTGATTCCGTTTGCAGAGGACGGCGGGCGTAACGCAATACCAACAGAAAGCCAGATTGGCATCACTGGCGGCAAGGCCTCATTGACCGATGGCTTCCCCCCTGTGACTCGAATCCCGACCACGGCAGGTGGCATTCCGCCGTTCGGCCTTGACATGAACGGCATTCTGTACGCCATTTCCGCAATCTGCCGATGGCAAACTGCGGGCGCTGGCTTTCCGTATGACGCTGATTTTGCCACAGATCCACTGGTTGGCGGTTATCCAGCTGGCGCTCGAGTTATGCGCGATGACGCGCAGGGCTACTGGCTAAATACCGCTGATGACAACGAAACCGATCCGTCGGATTCTGGAGCTGCCGCCGCCGGCTGGGTGCCTGATTTTTCGCACGGAGTTGCCAGCGTCACAATGACTAGCTCGCATGTGACACTAACGCCGACACAATACGGCCTCCCTATCATTGAAATTACCGGCACTATTACAACCGACCTAAATCTGATTTTTCCAAATATTTCAGGCAGTTGGACTGTCATCAACAAAACTTCTGGCCTATTTTCGATCACAGCAAAAACCGCCTCTGGCCTTGGCATTGTCGCGCCAAAAAACCTTGCAACTGTCGCATGCTGCAATTCGACTGACATTTTCGCGATCAATCGACCAGACGTGACGCCGTATGATTTTGGCGCAAAAGGCGATTACTTTTTTAGTGACGGCACGACTGTAAATCCATCGCCGACTGCCGATCAAGCCGCGATCATGGCCGCGTATGCGTACTGCGTAAAATACAGCAAGCCCTTGAAAATGACAGGGGATTTTTACACCACGGGCTCGGTCAATCTCAGCTTCAGGCCGTCCGGCGGCAGTGGTCGAATGATCATTGATGCGGCCGCTGCGATTTATGCAAATCTCGATAGTGGCGCGACTAATGCGGTTTATGTCGGCGATGACACAACAAACGGAATTTATCCGCTGATAATCGCTGGTCAGCTGAGCATACAAAATGCGGGCGCAATTCAAACCGGTAAAATCGGATTTCACGCCCAAGACGCGGCCTATGGGTATTGGTGCGTTTCAGCCAGCGGATTTGATTGCGGCATTTACATTCAAGGCTGCATTTACTCAACGATTGATGGCGGCCAGCGCGCGTGTAGCAATAATTTCCAAGACATGCGCATTGAATCATACCGCTCGACAAACCCCGTGCCAATTCTGCGATTTACTAACAACATTCTTGAAGTAAAAAACATCAAATTGGCATCAAAAGCCAAGCTGGCAATTGTTGTTGGCGCAAGTGTTGCTTCTCCGTTTCAACAGAACGGCGGTCTAATGCGGTTTGATCGAGTGCTGTTTGAGGGGACTGCTGGTTCAGCCGCATCGGTTCCTTATACTGTCTATATAGAGCGCACAGCTGAAGCGGTTGAGTCCAAGCTGGCCGAGATCGTATTCAGCCATTGCTGGTTTGAAATTTATCTAACTACGCAGCCTATGATGGCCATTGATTTAGCTAGAGTCACTCTACTGCATTGTTTTATTGCCCATTCCACAACCGGCGGCGCGAAACAATTTCAACTCAACTCTGACGATTCGTACCTTGTTTTTGATAATACGAACGCTTATTTTGGCGACGGAGCCCCGAGTTACGTTGTTGAGCGATCAGGAACAGCAACTGATGCTTATCGCTCGAATATCACTGTAAAATCTAGCAATTTTTACGGACCAGCGGGCACTCTTGTGCCGCTGCATGACGGCTACCCAGCGGGATTCCGCTATTTTTGCTATTCAACGAGTGACGGCAGCCGGTTTGTTAAAATGCGATTTGATGCAATTGCGCCAAAATTTCCGACAAATACTACCGATGACTACATGCAAAATGCGACGCTGAATGTCGTTGATTTTGTGACTGCGTTGTTTGGCACAAAAGTTTCCTCGGCGGATATCTACATAGGGGCAACCGATGGCAGCGCATCAATGAGCGCCCATGTTTTAGTATTGCCGTACAAATCTGTTTTAACATATACGTCTGACGCAAATTTAACATTATCGGGGAATGTGCTTACATTCCCAACTTCGTTAATTGCCGCGTTTTATCGCCCATCAGTTCATGTTACTGCGAGAATTGCAGAGCAAGAATACGCATTAGCATAATAAAAGGAGGCGCGACATGGACCAGCAGGAATTAATAAACAGCGGCATGACGATAATTGTTGCAGGCGTAGGTTGGTGGGTTAAAACAATATGGGGCGCGGTTGAGGTTCTCAAATCGCGCGTATCTCAAAACGAATTGACAGTTGCTAGCAAATGCGTCACGCGGGAAGAGTTGACGCAAATAGTGACAAAAATGTTTGATAAACTAGATCGGATTGAAGATAAGATTGATAAAAAGGCCGATAAGTGAGAGGTGCTTTATGCAAAATTCAATAGCAAAACACTTTAGTCAGAGATCAATAAAAAACCTAGTTGGCGTACACGTTGATCTGGTTCGCGTTGCAAATGCAGCTCTGGCTGTTAGCCCTGTGCAATTTGAAGTTACCGAAGGCCTTCGCACAAAAGAAAAACAGGCGGAAAACCTCAAAAAAGGCGCATCGCAGACGAAAAACAGTCGGCACTTGGACGGTCATGCTATTGATGTTGTTGCAATTGTCGACGGTCGGGCCAGTTGGGATTGGAAATATTATGAGCAAATCGCAGCGGCTTTTAAACGCGCTGCGACTGAGTTGGGGATTTTAGTAGAGTGGGGCGGCGATTGGGTGACACTGAAAGACGGGGTTCACTTTCAGCTGAGCAGAAAAACATACAAATAGCAATCAAAACAAATACTCAAAAACAGACTGCAGCAGAACATAAAACAGGGACGTTACCGCTGTTGCAACATAAATAACATTAACTGCCACAGCTGCAATGTAATAGCTCATCCCCTTGAAAATCAACTGAAAGCCGCTCAATGGCGGCAACAAGTTTATCGCAGAAATCCATTTTCGCGCTTAACTCACGACTGAGCACGCCACCCAGCCACGTTTTAGCCTCGATTTCTGTATAAAAAAACCGGACAACAGTTGAATCGCGCGCGGGCGTAGAGCATGACTCTACGCGCATGGTTATAATGTTTGCAGAAAACATTCGGCCTCCTTTTTTACGATTTCAGCTAAATTTAAAATTGTTTTGTGCTGTCCGATAGACTCCATAAATTCGATTGATAGCGCATTATGCGACGCGGGACAGACAGCAATCCGAATTCCGTACCGATGCGCTGCAATTACCAAGAGCGTTAAGCTATTGTTTCTGAATGTTGCAAGGCCACGCCCGCGCGCTATCGAAATTCGACATTTCGCATGCCCCTTAGTGTGCGGATCAAATTTCATTGCAATATCAATCAGCTGTGCATCTGTAAGAGTCAAGCTCTCCGATAGAATTTTTATGCACAGCCCTTGAAATTCCGGCAGCGGGCGCGGTAGCGCGGCATTTACGCGATCAAGTGCGGCCATTTTATCCCTCCAATTCTGCGATTTTATCGAGCTGCGCGTTTAAATCATCATCAACTGATTGATTGCGCTCGACAATCTCAAACTCACCGGTTAGCGTTGCGCCCAAATCCTGCGCCTCACCGCCTTCTGCTTTACCGTCCAAAACTGCCGCTGTTGCCAGCTCTATACTGACCGGCAGGTATTTTACCAGTCGTCTAAGCACGGTTTTCCTGCCCATTTCAACGAAGTGCTGACCCCAAACCGTCTGGGATTTTTCGCGCGCAAATTTATAGTTCTGCGATGCGTCGCGGATTTCCTCAACCTGCTGCCGACTCATTACCTCAAACGCATGGCCACCACCCACCATTTTTGCGACAGCGTAGAACGCGACAACCTCGCCGCGCGGTTTCAGCATTGCGGGCCTGTGCGCCAGCTTCTCATCTAGTCCGTATTCAAACTCGAACTCGTCATGCTCGCAAACCTCATGCGCTGATATGCTAATGATTTGACCTGAGCGCCTCGCCAAATCCACCAATCCTTTGTAGCCGAAGACAATTTGCACCTCGGTTTTGCCGCTGCGTCGGTTGTCGAACGGGATTAGATACGCATGGCCCAGCGGTGTATTGGGCTCAAGCCCAAGTTGCGAGCACTGAACGACAGCACCAAACAGGCTTTCGATTGTGCAGCTATTCAGCTTTGGCGTTGTGCGCATTGCGCCGAGTGCGATTTTTAACATGCGGTCAGCGCTGACGTGCTGCGGCAGAACCGCAAGCAGCGTAGCTTTTTGGCTTTCGAAAAACTTTTTAACATTGCCCATGCCAGCCGCTGTGGCGGTTTGCTGGTGAATTGGTAGTGTCATTATTTTTTACTCCCATTTTCAAGGATTTCCAGCCTGCGCAAATCCCACGCAGGCAATTGCAGGTCATTAATTTTACTGTCGTAGCTCGGCCATTTTCCTGACTCCAAGCAGCTCGCATATAGCTCTAACAGGTGTCGCGCCTCATGAAACCCAAGCTGCATCATCTCGATTGATGCACGAAACAGAGCTACGGAATAAGGCGCGTAATTCTCCACAGCCACGAAAACAAACGGCGGTAGCCCATCTGTCTGAAAATGCGCTTGAAATCCAGCAGCGTAAAAATACGCACTGAGCGCATATTGGTAATTACTCGCTGTTTTAGAAAAACCATCCGGCGTTGCATCTGAAGCAGTTGTCTTTAAATCGACAATAAGCCCGTTTCTAAACTGCTCGCAGGGTTCGATCATGAAATCAGGGCGACATTTACACTCAGCGCCAGTTGCCTCGTCACGCCAATAGATCGACGCTTCAGCATGACTATTCGGCATTGTCAAAATTCTCGACAGGCGCTCATGCTGCCGAATCGCGTTAGTCATTCCTGCAATGTCTCGCCCGTCCTGTGCGCTCATAATCTCTCGCTCGCTATTTTCAGCGAGCCACGCCTTGCCTTCTTTCGTCCGTCCATCGACACCTTCTGGCCGAACCACAAATTGCTCAGCAAAAAGATGAGGCTCAAGAACCGCGCAATGCAGCGCCGAGCCTTTTAATAGCGCTGCGGAACGCGCCTCAGCATTTCCGCTAAGATATTTGTACGCATAGTGCGCAGGGCTTTTGCTCAGCAGTTTTAGACCGCTTGAGCTAATGCCGGTGCCGCCGTGATACTCCAAGTTGCTGTTTTTTATTAGCATTTTATCGGCCCCTTGTAAAATTGCTTGTGCCTGCGCCGCGCTTCGGCTTCGAGCGCGGGCATTATTAAGTCAATCAGCGGCTGATGATCGCCGCCAGTCAACATCTTAAACATGGGCGGCAGTAGCGCGTTGTCTGAAATCTCCGACAGCACTTTCCGGAAAAACTGCATATCAGCGCACACGTCGCCTAACTGGATTTGCTCTAGCCACGTCAGCGGCGGAATGTATGGCGCGTCATCGTAGAACTGATCGCCAAGCTGGTTTTTTGGGTTCCCACTGTGCGAACACATATCGCACTCAATAAAGCCTTCGTCATCGGAACCAAAATCGCAACTACAGTGATCGCCGCGAATGAGGCAGAGCGCCTCAAAATCGTCCCTGTCGGCTTGTGCGCTGGCGGTTAGCGTGCGCGCAAGATAACCGCCAGATGGCGGCGTAAATACCGGTTTTTGTTCCATTTTTAATCCCTCAAATTGGGCACAGAGTCATTAACTCATTGTGCCGCACGAAACGCGGTGGGTACGACACCTCTCGCGGCGTTAGGTCGACTGGGTAGCTATCATCAAACCCGACAAACTCAGAGCGCCGAGCAACGCGCTCAGCCTCTTTTATCAGATCGCGCACTTCGACATACGAGACATGTAGCTTTTTAGCGATAGCGCTTGGAATCGCGCCGCACTCAAACCGCATTGAAATAGCATAATCGCGCTGCTCTTTAGTCAACATAAAGCCCCCTTGCACTGCAAGTAAAATCGCTAAAGTAGCGAAAAACGCTACTAGCAAAATCAGAACAACAGCGAGATCAGTGCGTGCCGCAGCGACTTTTTCGCGCTCAATATCAGCCGCGAGATGCTCCAGACGCTTTTGCAGTAGCGGCGGCAGTGGACGGTAGTGGTCTTTTTTGTTCATTACTCACCTCATTTTTTTGAACCAACGAGCGAATCCCGTTAGCTAAATTGCATTGATCAGCAGCCATCCGCCGTTAATTTAAACCATCAAATTGTTAAAGAGCGCCGTAGCGAGCTTGTGCCGCTACTGACATTCAATATAGGCCGCGCTAGATGCGAGCGCAAGGACTTTTTTTGATTATTTATGTCGATAGTGATATTTTTATTTATCGCACTGCATATATAGAGAGACGATCATGAGCGAGATTTTTAGACGCATTCGAGAGCAGCTATTGTTAGAGAGTCCGAGCGACGTGGCAGCAGCAACAGGCGTTAGTTATCAGCTGATTACACGCGTGCGCGCTGGATCACGCACGAGCATTAGACTAGCGACAGCAGAAAAAT